ACCATGGCAACGAGCCCGTGGTCGCCGCCGGCGTCATAAAGGGCGTGAAGAAAACCCGCTTCAACGGCAAGGACTTCGGCGTCATGTCGATCGACACCGCCGCGAAGGACCCCAACGCCGCCGCCTGACGCAACCGGCCGGAGAGCCACGTTGCGCAGTCAATAAAGGCCGCTGAACTCGGAGAGACAATATGGCCAAGCTGATCCAGAGCGACCACGCCAAGGGCATCCAGCCCACGCCGTACCCGGGTTTCGCCGGGCAGGCTGTCACCCATCGCTACAGCATCGCGGTGCCGGCCGACGCCGGGCTCAACGATATCCTGGAACTCGCCTGCATTCCCAGCGGCTGCCGTGTCGCAGAGATCGTGCTCGATGCGGACAAGCTCGACAGCAACGGCGCTCCGACGCTGACCCTCGATGTCGGCATCATGTCGGGTGCCTTTGGCGATGCCGACGCGGGCAGAACGTGCGGCGCCGAATTCTTTGCCGCTGCCACGACCGGCCAGGCCGGCGGCGTGGCGCGGCCGACGCTGGCTTCGGCCTATCGCACGGCCGGCGCCGCGACCTCGCGTGCGATCGGCGTCAAGATCAAGGCGGCCGCCGCGACCGGCGCGGCCGGCACGATCGGCCTCACCGTCACTGTGGTTGCCGCGTAGAGTCGAGGGGCGAGGCTGCGCAAGACCACGTGAGGCGGCGGTCGCGGGGCGTGTGATCCGGGCGCCTCGTGACCGCCGCATCGAATTTTCAACTGGGAGTAAGGCTATGCCCCAAATTCAGTGCCTGCTCGGCCCCACTGTTCAGACGATCGCGGGCCACAACTATGCATTCGAGTTCGACGCCCACGGCCGAGCAGTAGCAACGGTGCACGATGGCGACCATGCCAAGGTGTTTCTCGCCGTGGAGCACTACCGTGAGGTGCTCGACGAGCCAGCGGCGCCGGCCGCCGGTGATGGCGCGGTAAAGATCGCAGTTCCTGCAACTCAGGAGCCGGCGGCGCCGAAGAAGCCGCGAGGCCGGCCGAAGCGCGAGCAGAGCGCCGCCGCCGCAGCGGGGCTGACGCCGGCCGGCCCGGCCGCCGACGGTGAGGGAAATGTCGGCATCGCCGAAGCCGGCGATGAAGGCGCCGCAGGTGACGCAGACAATCCGGTCGAACCGGACGAGGGCGCACCGGCCGAGCCCGCACAGGAATAGCCGATGCCGACCGGCCGTGAGATCATGGAGCGCGCCGGGCGCCTGCTTTCCGACGAAAAGCATGTTCGCTGGACGTTGCCGGAGCTCTGCGACTGGATCAACGAGGGCGTCCGCGCCATCATCCTGGCCAAACCATCGGCCAAGACCGAGAGCCGGCCAATCCAGCTCCAGCAGGGCACCCTGCAGCGCGTGCCGATCGCGCCGGCGCCAACGCCGCTGGCGTTGGTCGGTGTGGTTTGCAATCTTGCCTCGGCCGAACCGCGCATGGCCGGCCGCGCCATCCGCGCCACCAGTCGCGCGCTGCTCGACAGTCAGCAGCCGAATTGGCACGACGAACGGTTTGTTCCGTTCGCGCGTGAGGTTCGTCAGTTCACGTTCGACGAGCTCAACCCGCTCGAATTCTACGTCTATCCTGGCAACACCGGTGAAGGCGTCGTCGAGGCGGTGCTCTCGATCATGCCGCCGCCGCTCGCCGCCAGCGGAGATCCCGGTAACGTCTCCTCGTATTCCGGCAGCATTGGCCTGCCCGAGCCATATTCCGGCCCGGTGCTCGATTACGCACTCTATCGCGCGCAGCAGAAAGACGACACGACCGGCAACGCCGGTCGCGCCGCGGCGCACTTCACCCAGTTCGCAACTGCGATCGGGCTCAAGATCCAGACCGAGGGCGCCCACTCGCCCAACAGGCGGTGAGCCATGGAGATGGTGCCGCTCGACGACCTGTTGCCGGAGATCCTGGCCTACGCGCCCAACTGCGCCGACCCGATGGCGCAGCGATTTCTGCGCGAGGCCGCACGCGACCTGTGCACGGCCGGGCGGATGTGGCGCGAGGCGGATGAAATCGTGCTCTCGACGCCCGCCGCCGAGGGCATATGCACCATTCCCGATGCTTCCATCATCGCCATCGAGCAGGCCGAGCTCGCCGGCTATGCGCTCGACCCGAAAACCGTGGGTTGGCTGGACGTCAACGTGCCGGACTGGTCGATCCGCACCACCGATGGCGATCCGGCGCGCTACGTCACCCAGCTGACGCCGAACACCGTAACCGTCGTCCCTCGTGCGACTGGTCGTCTCAAAGTGCGCCTGGTGCTGCAACCGTCGCGAGGCGCCATGATGATCCCGGCCTGGATGGTGGAGCAATACGGCACTGAACTCGGCAAGGGTGCCGCCGGCCGCATTCTCGTCCTTCCCGATCCCGCCGTGTCCAATCTGCAACTTGGCGCCGCCCTCGTCGGCGAGTTCAAAAGCCTGCTCAACGGTATGAAGCTCGCGGCCGCTCGCGGCCAGCAGGGCGCGCCGCTGCGCACCCGGCCGCATTTTTTTTAGGAGCCGTCCATGCCTGCTTCCACCTATGCCGGCAACATCATCCTCAATCACTTCCTGCGCGGCGTGGCGGCCGCGCCGCCCGCTCGCGTCTATGTCTCCCTGCACACGGCCGATCCCGGGCTGACCGGCGCCAACGAGGTCACGACCGACCAGTGGCCAGCCTATGTGCGCAAGGATCCGGCCGCGGGCGCGGCGATCGCCTCGGGTTTCGACGCGCCCGCGAATAAGGCCACCGCGAATGCGAAGGAGATGCTCTGGAACGCGGCAATGGACGGGCCGGCGCCCATCACTGTCACGCATTTCGCGATATGGGACGCGGCAGCGGGCGGTAACTGCATCTGGCCTGGCGAACTTGTCGCGCCGCGCACTCTGATGCCGACCGATGAGTGCGTGATCCATCCCGGCGAGCTGACGGCAGAGGTGAAATAGTGACCGCCGGCGTCGTCAATGGAGCCGCGCTCAATGCGCTGGCAATTAATGCCGGCGGTGCCGTCTCGCTGAGCGGCGGGGCCGCGGCCGCGATCTCTCTCTCGCTGCGGCTTTCGCAGCGCGCCCGCGCAGCCGGTGCGGCGACAATAGCGACCAGGGCCTCGACCATCTTGCGCGGGCGGCTCGGCATCCCTGGCGCGGCGGCGATCCGGCTAGACGGCCTGTCCGACGCCCATGCTCGCAAAGTCGTCGCTGGATGGCTGACAGCTGCTGTGCCGCCGGCCGCCGCATTGTTGCTGCGGCGCGGCGTCCTGCGCGGCTCCTCGAGTATGAGGCCGGTCGCCTCGGTTGATCTCGAATATGAATTCCTTCACGTGGCGGCCGCCGCTCGCCGTTTTCCGCCGGCCCGTGAGTTCCGCGCGCTGACGCTGCCGCTCGAGCGTCGATGCTTCGTCGTGCCGGCGGCCGGCGCCATGCATCATCCGTCGGAGAGGTTACGGTCATGAATCTCGGCGTGATGACCAAGGCTCCCGACGATGTCCTCGACTACGACATCGACTATTCGCTGTGGTTGCCGCCACAGGACCGCATCGCGTCGGTCGACGCCGCTCTCCAGGACGCGTCACCGAACTGCACGATCTCCATTCGCCAAAGCCAGTATGCCGACCGCTCAGCGAAGATCTGGCTCGCTGGTGGCGCGGCTGGCGACACGGCAACCGTCGCGGTCACCATCAACACCAACGCGGGCCGCACCAAAGAGGCCTGCTTCCGCATTCGCGTGAGGGAGTGCAGCTGACATGGCCATGAAGCTCTCAAACAACGCCAGTTCGCTCCTGGCAGGGCCGATCGGCGCCGACGATACCGAGCTTTCCGTCGCGGCCGAAGACGCCGCAAAGTTTCCGGCGCTCGGAGAGGACGACTGGTACCCGCTGACCATCGTCAATTCGGTGGGCAATATTGAAATCGTTCGTGTCATCGCCAGGGCGGGACCGACGATGACGGTGCAGCGCGGGATGGAGGGCACGACAGCTCGCGCGTTCGATGCGGGGTGTCGTGCAGAACTGCGCCTTACCGCTGGCGCCCTGGCCGACGCCCTGTTCAGTGGCAGCTGGAATGACCTGACCGACAAGCCGCCAAATACGCCTGATGCCACCGATGAGGTCAAGGGTATCATCATGTTGGCCACAGTGGCTGCGGTCAGATCAGCGACCGCAGGTGACCTTGCGATCACCGCAGAGCTGATCGCGGCCGCGTGCGAGCCGGTGGTGCTTGCGGACGCACCTACCATCGCCGTCGATTGGTCGGAATTTCTCGTCGCGATAGTCACGTTCGGCGGCAATCGCGCGTTCGACAATCCGACAAACGTCAAGCCTGGCTCGACGCGCTATATC